ATCCCACTTTGCTTCGGAGAAGTTCGGGAGCCAGTCGATCAAGTTTACGCCGGCGTTGTTGATGAGCACGTCAATGTCGTGTGTGATGATTTTCGGATTGCGAACGTCCAAGCCGTCTTCAATATCGTAGCCAATAACTTCGTGGCCGCTGTCGCGCAGAGCATTGAAAATGGCGCGTCCGAGGCCGTTGTTCGAACCGGTAATTAAAATCTTACTCATTGTTTTTGCATTTGCAGGTTGATGAAAATAGCGGCGTTCCGTCGGTGACGTCACCGCGCAACGGATGCGTGCTTTCGGTTATGAGGCTTTCGACCATGGCCGCGTACACAGCTTCGTCGTGAATGCTGTCCTTGTGCACCAAGCCGCTCACTGCAAAGCGCGTGAGTTTGACAATCTGCAGCTCAAAAAGATGCCAACGGTTGAAGTCCTCAGCCGTCTTGAGCACGACTCCTTGAGGAAAAAGCGCCTTCATTACGTCTCCGACGCGCTTGTAGTTGTCGCCGTAAACTTTGTTCCGCTCCCGGAAAGTATCGGCCATACTTTCGAGAATTTCAGCAGCATTCATCTTGTTTCTCTCCTGTTTATTGGGTTTGTGTAAGCACATAAATCGTGGATCCACCGCCTTTCGGCCATGATTCCCAGCGAAAAATACATGTCGACAACGTCCTGGCGGTCGTCGTAAGCACATTCAACGTCTCCCGGCGTCATGCCGAGAGCCATCATCGTCATCACCTGATTTTTCTTCAGCTCGCTAGACGGCCTGTGGTCGCCTTGGATGCGCATCATCAACGCCTTCGGGGAAATGCCGGCCCGGTGCAACCACTCCATGGTCACGGCCCGGTAACAGTCAGGGCGAGCCGTCAGCACGACGAGGTCGTGCTTTGTGTTGACGTAAAGGTCACGATTTTCGTAGGAGTCGAACCCAGACAGCTCATGGTACTTGCGGTAACGGTCAGCCGGGCCTTCCTGCGACCAGTCGATGTGCCTTATGCGCCATCCGTCGTCGCTGATGCAGTTGTCGAGGTCGAGTATGATTGTGCTCACTTTTCCTCCTTGCGCATTTTGTCGACGATTTTGAGCAGCTCACCTTTTTTCTTGAGGTCGTCGGCATATTCCCGTTCGGCGAACGCCTCAATGTCTGAGTAGTGGTCGCGACCTTGAGCAAAGATGAACTTCTCAGCCCATGGGTGCACGGTCAAAACCTCATCAACCATCTTCCCGACAACATCCCTGTACTCGCCCTGTGTGCGGCCTCCGGAGCGGCTTTTGGCCAAGTCGACGAATGAGCGCAAATTGAACTTGGCGACGATGTTGGTGGAGATGTTGGTGGGTAGGATGCCGCGAGCGTCCTCCGGAGGCTGACCTATGCGCAACAACTCGTTGTAGGCTTCTTTGATGACGGCGTTGGTGCGGTGGATGATGGCCATGGCGTTGACGTCGGCGGCGTTGCGGCGGGTGTGCACGTAGTCGAACTCACCCATTTCGAGCACGCGCATTGTCTGCTGCGCATAAGAACCGCTACGGGTGCGAACAAACTGATGCGTGAATGCTCTGCTCACCCCCTCGATGAGGAATGTATAGTCAACGAACTCCCAACTGCTGGGTACGGTGCTGGCCATATAGTCGAGTTCTGAGTCCACTTCTTCATTGGACATCCTGCCAACCTTCTCCAACAATTCTTCGTTCATTAACAGCCGGGTGGATTTCGTCAGGACCAGGAGCCGTTCTGCGTTGTGGGTGTGATTGATTAGTGTGACATTCATTTTGCGTTCTCCTGGAAGTTTGCGTTGACGAATTTATCGAACACTCTGACCAGCTCCTTGAGCTCCTCGCCAAGAGCGTGCGTGTCGGTCAAAGGCAAGGTGATTTTGTTTGTGTAGAGCGTAACTTCAACGCGGCCGAGCATAACGGAGTTGTGGCCTTTGGCATCGTCGTAGACGGCTATTGACTTGTCTCCGAGGAATCCGCCGACGAGAGAACGCCAGCCCATCGGCGCTTGGCTTGTCCACGTGATTTTGGCGAAGTCGACGACCCTTTCGGCCATCTTGACGTAATCTGAAATTGTTTTTAGCATTTGTGATTCTGAGTTTTTGGGGGAGAGGGTCTCCCCCGGTTGTTTTAGGTTCAGGCGATTTTGAAATTGTACAAAACTCCGTCGAATCCGAATGTGTCAGACCCAAGTTCTTTGAGCGACATGCGGAAGCGTATGTGCTTGGCGAGCGGGAGGTTCAGATGGACGAAGGCGGCCTTGACGGAGCGAAATTCGACGCCGTCAACGAGCACAGAATCGCGGCGTGAACGCTTGGAGGCCACAACTTCGTCGTTCCAGCTTTCGGCAACCGCCGTGCTGCGCAGCCCGCTTTTGGCCTTTTTGGGCTTTCCGAAGTTGTGTCCGCATCCTTGGCATTCGTACTGGTGAGTTTCGGTGCGGTAGATTTCACCGGGGTTGAATTCGCATCCGTCCCAGAGCACGCCGTTGCTGAGGTGCACGCCACAGCTGGGGCAAGTGTGGAAGCCGTACTTTTCGTCGAGCTGACGGTCTTCGTCCGACATGCGGAAGCGTATGTGGCGTTCGAGTTCAACCTTGGCGTGCATTTCGGCGGAGCGGGCTTTTTCGAGCTGCTTTTCGCCGGCGGCGCGGCTGCTGAACTTCTTGACGCTCTTGCCGGTCAGGAGGTTGTACTCGGCGAGGATTTCTGCGGTGGTCATTGCTGAAACTTTCATGGTTCTGAGTTTTTGGTTTTTTGGGTTCTGGGGACTTCGTCGCCCCCAACAATACTAATATGCAAAATTATTTTAAAACCGCAAAATTATTTCTTCACTTTTGAACACTTTATTTGTAATTTATTTTCATTCTCTCGTAAGAGCTTGAATTTATGATCTTCTTGAGCACGGTCACGTCGTGGATGACGTCGTCGAGAAGGATGTTGCGCCACGTGCCGTAGCGTCCGAGAGAAAATATATTTTGGTAGTGCGTCAACCAGAATATGAATTGCTTGCGCCATGCTTCGTCGACCGAGACGATTTTGCCGTAGCGTTGCTTGGACGTTTCGATTTTGTGAACGTCGTTTTGGCGAATACCGAACGATTCAAACAACTCATCAAGACAAGGGACCAAAGTTCCGTCGTCGACGAACTCCGCAATGAGAGTGTCGCCCGTCATGCTGGCCCGGTAAAGAGACGTGTCCGGAGAGGGATAGTAGACCGTCTGGAAGACGTCGGCATTGGGCACGGCCCACCTTGTTACTTTAATAGGCTGGTGGGTGAAACAAGGGGCTGACTGAATGAATGAACTTTCAAGCTCGTTCGCCATAAACCCAACCATCACGTCCATCGGCAGTGTGCTCACCACGGGACCTTTTTCTTCGAGCACCTCTTCGCGGGTGAGTTTGTGGTTCCAGTGAATTCTCCTGTTGCACCGTTCAATCAGGAGGCTGACGAAGTCTTCAGGAGCGACGTAACGATCGGCCTGGTCAAGGTTCCACACGCTCCTCGAAGCCAACCGCCCTATTACTTTAAGCGAGTACCAGTTGGCCATGCGGATGTCGGGCGCGACGAACCTCCCCTCGTGCCACAGGCCCTTGTGCACGGTGACCTTGCGGAAATCGATGCCGACGGCGTCTCCGACCGAAGAGGTCCTGAAACGCAATAAAGCCTTGTGCTGCTCGGTTTTGGGCGGCGCGGCTTCGAATATATCGGCCGTCTGAAAGATTGTTCCTGCCAAAAGACCGCTGATGCCTGCTCCGTATATCTTCATAGTGTTGAGATTTAAGTTTTCGAAGGTCGCAGAACTAAAGTCGTTTTATTTTTTTCGAAATCAAAATTAATTTTCGATCTTTAAAAAGTTCGCTGAGTTTTGAAGGCGAAATTTCCAATGATTAAACCGAGAACTCCAAAATGAAAAAACCTACAGTCTACATCACGCAAGTACCGCACCGCCGCGACAAAGAAACCATGGCGAGCGTGCCGAGCGTAAACATAGGACCCGCGTCAGAGCACGGGGAAGTTGTTGTTATGATGCCGCCACGTGCGCCATTTCACGCGACATCCGACCTCGTCAAACAGCTCTGGGCGCACCTGAGGAACTATGACTATGAAGCTGGCGACAGCATCGTAGCCATGGGAGACCCCGCTGTGATTGCGGTGGCCTGCGCTTTGCTCGGCAAAGAGTTCGGCCGCTTTACAATCTTAAAGTGGGATCGAAACGTGAGCCGGTACTTGCCGAGCCACGTCAACATCTAAAACAAAAAGGAGAAAAGATGTCAATAACTCTCGACGAGATGGCCGCGCTAGCTAGGGCTCTTGTGGAATCGGATGCCTCGGTGGATGCCGCTGAAGCCAATCTGAAAGAAGCAAAGGAACGCGCACGTATCCTCCGGGAAGAGACCATTCCATCAGCCATGCAGGAACTTGGGTTGGAGGAACTCCGTCTGGATACGGGTGAGAAGCTGTCGGTCAAGCAGGACGTGTATGCGTCCATCCCGAAAGGGCACGAAGATGCCGCCTATTCGTGGCTTGAAGTGAAAGGATTCGGCGGCCTCATCAAGGTAGAAGTCAAGACGCAGTACGGAAAAGGCGAAAGCGACGATGCGCTGGAGCTGTACAGTGAACT